CGCCATTGTTTCATTTTAGTCGATGTATCAATTAGTTTCACGGTGTAGTCTCCATATTGTTAGGTAAATCGTGGTGTAATCTCCATATTGTGTGGTAGATCATTGTGTGGTAGATGAGTATATTGATCGGTGATTAGTAACCTCCAGTCAATGCGGGCTGGGGTTGATCTCCCAGCCCATCTTGTTTAAAGGTTATCTTCTACAAACGTCTGCACTAACTTATCAGCTTGTTTTTTAGCCCGCTCAACTTCAAATTGCGTTAGATTTGCAGCTATAGATTTTGCAATTTCAATGCATTCTTGGGCCTTGTCGTCATCAGGCGCAATAATTGACAGACGTAACGCTTCCACTAATGCGTCATAGTCGTTTTTATATTCTTCTGTAATGTAATTATATTCTTTAGTCGGTTTATATTCTTCTGTAATGTAATTACGCGATATTGTCTTATCATTTAATAATAGTTTTTCAGCCATTATTTCAGCTTCACGTAAGGTTTTTGCTTCTACTTGGTAATAATTTTCGTAGTCTGCGCGTACACGTATATTATATTTCATGGTGTAGTCTCCTGGTATTGTGTGGTTGATGTATATTAAATCTTTAAAATCCTGAAAAAAAGGTAAAAAAAGACGCGACCAATTGGCCCAGTCGCGCCTGTTTCTTAATGTTTTTAGATTTCATTCATCAGGTCCTGCCATTGATAATGAGGATCTTCTTCTTGGTTGTACATCCATTGTATATCAATAGAGTTGAACCTTCTTCTTAGTTCTTTTGCAACATTTTCTGGTGGCGCCCATGCAGTTTGGAATCTCATGTGAACAGATGTCTCGTCCTCATAAATATCTGTGTTATAGGCATCCCATTTGGTACCCCAGTTGTCTATGTTCCAGCGATACCATCTGTCATCTGTTTTCCCACAAGGGAATTTCTTAACAGACATGATAACTTCGCCATCCATATTTTTAAGTTCCTCTATTTCAGTTGGCAATTCACCATCCTCGTTGGGTGTTGTGTCCCAGTCAGGTGAGGGAATTATTTTGCTGAAGGTAACATCCTCAAATTCAGAACCTTCATGCTTGGTTGTCATAAGCTTAACAACTTTAGCTATAGTTTTCTTATTTCCTGATATTTCTACTTCGTTTGTTGTGTGATTTGGCATGTTATGCGCTCCGTCTTAATGGTGTATAACGTCTATAATTTCTTACGTATGAATTTTCCTGGTAGCGTTCTATGACCTTGTAGGCTTCGCCGCGTTGTTTTTTGGCCTTATCCCATTTTGACCAGTCGCTATCTTCCTCCAGGTAAACCGTATCACCTTTAATATAGGAAAAATCACTGATTGCATGGTCAATGCCTAGTCGGACCAGTTCACTGTATTTTACCTCGATCCAGCCATGAGATGCATCCGTATGACAGATATATTGATCATTCATAATAGTAACCTCCAGTTAGTTAAAATTTAATAGTCGTGTTTGCATATATCTGATCTAAATATATACATTTGACAGCTAGGACTGGCCCAGCTGTCTAAGTACATATTTAAGCTACTTGTTTAATATCGTTAGTTTGTAAGTTGTTTAAAAACTCGACTGACTGCCAAGCTTGATTAAATGCTTCATAGATTAGGTTTTTATCCTTGCGCGCTTGTTTTAACCAACCTTTTATATTGCGCGTGATCTTCGCGCGGTGCATTTGATATACCTAACTGATTACATAAAAACGCGCTGGTACTTTCTGCAATGAGTTCCTCATATGCGTATTCAGTTGAACCAAAACGCGAACCTTTAAGACGATCTAGCCGCGACTTATGGCCAGTCCAGTGGGCCAGTTCATGCAATAATGTTGAATATTTAGCTTCTGTTTGTGTTGATGTTTTAGTAGGAATAAAAAGATCATCTTTAGGAATATTAATATAATCATCATTAGGACTATAAAACGCGCCTGGCTTATCAGTTCTTATTGTTGCCATTGTATTCTTAACGAATGTATCAACATCATTTAAAACGGCTGGTAATGGCTTTTTAAGGTCTTCTTGTTTGTCTTCTTTTAGTTCCAGGCCCTCGACTTGATCCGCGTTAAAAACAAAATATTGTTTATAATTACATATAAAAACTTGTTTACCATTCTTATCTAAAACGGGATTTTCATTTTTATCAATTAAGCCAGTTCTTTTAAAAAAGATTACGGGGACGGCTTTTTGGCCTTTAAGTGAATATTTACAATTTACAATTTTACGGCCTTCACGCTTGCCGCCACCTTTAGTTATGAGCCAATGGTTAAATGTTCCCCATTGATTCGACTTATAACCATTAGCGCACGCATATAAAGGTAATAAGAATTGATTAATTCCATTATATTGTTTCCCGCTTGCGTTCGAAATAGCAACACCGCCACCTAAAGTAATAAAAGGTTTTTCCCAGTGTTCGCTGTTTGCTTTTTCTAATTGGTTTATAATGATATCATTTAATTTAGTTTTATATGATTCTAATACTTTCTTAGTCATTTAGTAACCTCCAGTAATTATAATGTTTTTAAATCTGCAAAATTAGGCGCAATAAGTTCTATTTCATAACCTAGTTTTTTTACATTTGTTATGATGTCACTGGTTAAAGTCTTCTTTCCAGCAATAGAACAAAAGGCGCGCGCATTACTACACGCTGGGTAAAGATAATCTGTTCCATAATGTGATTTATGTGTAACTTGTATTTTCATTTAGTAACCTCCATTAATTAAGTTAGTAAACAATCATTACTATAGGACAATATGACCTGTCAATAGGATTTATACATATGCGTCAATTAACGATGAAACAACATAAATTCGTAGATGAGTATATTAATACGGGTAATGCAAGTGAGGCATATAGAAGGGCTTATGACTGTAAGAATAGTACTAATAGAACAATTCAAATAAATGCATCTAAATTACTTAGTAACACTATAGTTGCACTAGCGGTTAAACGTGAAAAGGAAAGAATAAACAGGGCCAGTCGATTAGGTAGTAAAGATATTGAAGATAATCTTTATTCTATCTTTGAAAGGTCACTTGAAACTGACCAGTTAAACACCGCGCGCGCGTGTATGATGGATATAGCTAAACTAAACGGCCTTATAATTCAGAAGCAGGAACAACAAATTAATACAACTGTAAACCATGTGTCATTGCTGGAAGCGGTAAAAGCGCGCAGAACCGTACGCGATACCGTACCAAGTAACCAGTTAGAAAATCAGAACGTATTGTTATTAAAAGATAAATCAGCCTAAGCAATAGTACAGCGAGTAATATCGCTGTTAAAAAAGCGCAGTAATCAGCCAATTTTTCGAGCCTATACCCCCCCAGCCGCTGCGAATTAATGGGTGGGTGTGTACGTATATACCCCCCTCACAAATTTTTTTTTTTTTTTGAAAGGACTGTCATGGAGAATGATCCAGGTAAAGGTGTTTTGTTTCGGAACGATCATAAGAAAGGTGACAATCATCCTGATGTTACGGGTTTTGTGAAGCCGTTAAATTGTCCTCATTGCGATCAGGAAGCTAACGAGTTGGAAGTTGGTGGATGGTACAACGTGTCAAAGGATTCTGGCAAGAAGTACATACGGTTAAAGGTGAGTGAGAAGTACAAGCCGAGTGATACGCCAGCGGAACGTGAAGCAAGTGAAAGTGATTCAGGCTGGGGTTTGTAGATGGCCCATCGCAAGTGGATTCAAAAAGCAATCAAACGACCTGGTGCGTTTAGCAGGAAGGCGAAGGCTGCGAAGATGACCACAACACAATTTGCAAACAAAGTATTAAAACCAGACAGTAAGGCGAGCAAGCGCACGAAGGCACAGGCGCGACTTGCTAAGACGCTTATATCAATCCGAAAGAAGAAAAGGAGTTAGTCATGGCTTATGGTGCAGGCACATACGGAAGTCAGCGCGGCAGACCGAGTAATAAGAAAAAGAAGGATATGCGAAAGAAATATACAAAAGCGCAAACTAAGAAACGTAAGAAAAAGGCTAAATCGTAATGGCAAAAGGTGTACCACATTATTTTAGAAGTGGAAGAAAACATACAGGCGGTATGCACAGAATGCCGAATGGTGATATGCATTCTGGAAAGACACATACGAAAACAAGCCAAAAGTTATATCATTTGAATGAACTTCCTAAAAAAATTCAAAAACAAATTAAAACACGGTCATAATGGCGACAACAGCACAAGTGAAACGTACACCGTCTGGTCGTTTAACGTATCGTGGTGAATCGTTTTCTGGATACAACAAACCGAAGCGCACTAAGAATGCGTCTAAGAAGTCTGCTGTCCTTGCGAAGAAAGGCAGTCAGGTAAAGCTGGTACGTTTTGGTGATCCGAACATGAGTATCAAGAAGGATCAGCCAGCCAGACGTAAAAGTTTTCGTGCGCGACATAAATGTTCAACAGCAAAAGATAAATTCTCAGCCCGTTACTGGAGTTGCAAGGCATGGTGAAAAAAGGTTTATACGCAAACATTCATGCGAAAAGAAAACGCATAGAAGCAGGATCGAAGGAAAAGATGCGAAAGAAAGGTGCAAAAGGTGCGCCAACGGATAAGGCATTTAAAAAAGCTGCAAAGACCGCAAAAAAAAAGAAGAAAAAAACATGACGTACAAGGATTTGCGAACCGCCTTAGAAAAGCATGAACAGGAATGCTTGCGAAGGTTTATGGATGTTGAAAAGAAAATTGACCGTCTTGATACAAAGTTATGGGCATTGGCTGTTCTTATCGTCATTGCAAGCGGACTGGAGCAATTATTATGACCTGTGAACGCTGTCATCATTTACATACGCGCATTGATGAAAGCGTGTCACGACCAATTACAACATACAGTTGTACGTTTCATCCTCAATGGATGACAGTTAAATATCCCGACATACATTACTGCGGTCAGTTTGAAGACACAGTGATGAACACACAGAACGTTGATCTTACCAATGTCAAACAGTTGAAAAGGAAAAAGAAATGAAAAATGTTATTCCATCCATGCGTGACAAGACACCGCGTATGTCTAATTTTGTCTCATCATCATCCGTGTCAACAAAAGGCCCGTCATTGAAGGCAGAAACACCAAAGATGCCAACAGTCAGCAAAGGCACAGCTTCCGTTAATCATGGTCGCAGCGTTGGATCACCACACGCGCCAGGCGCACCAGCAAAGCCTGCCCGCCTGAGTTGACCGTACAAGCAAAGGTATCAAAAGACGATCTTGATGCAATTGAGTATCTTCAAAAGCATCCTGAAGAATTTCCGTACATAGTCTATGACAAAGGCCCAGACGGTCAGCCTGTTAAACTTGAAGAATGGCAGACAGAATGTTTGAAAGCGCTTCGTAAAAAAAAACGCATATCCATACGTGCTGGTCACGGAGTTGGTAAATCTGCGTATCTGACGTTTGTTATTCATTGGTTCATGCTGACGCATTATCCGTGTAAAGTACCGTGTACGGCTAATTCACAAAGCCAGTTGTTTGATGTTTTGTGGTCAGAACTTGGTGTCTGGCACAGGTGCATGAAACCTGAATTTAAACGGCTTTTGATTCATAAAAACGACCGTATTGAATTATCTGAAGATCCTGCAAACAACTTTGCGGTGGCACGAACAAGCAGGCGTGAAAATCCTGAAGCGTTACAGGGATTTCACAGTGAGAATGTTTTGTTCGTTATTGATGAAGCGTCAGGAATTGACGAGAAGATATTTGAAGTTGCGCGTGGTGCGATGTCAACGCCAGGTGCGATAACTGTTATGACGGGTAATCCGACACGGGCCAATGGATTTTTTCATAATGCCTTTACGAAAAACCGTACACGTTGGTTTACAAAAACCGTTAGTTGTTATGACAGCACGCGCGTTGATCCTGATTATCCGAAGGAAATTGAAGAAGAATACGGCAAAGATTCAAATGTGTGGCGTATTCGTGTAGCGGGTTTACCGCCTAAAGAAGACGCAGATGCGATTATACCGCGTCATCTCGTAGATTTGTCGGTAGGTCGGGAAGTGGCACAAGTCGGCCCTGAAGTTTGGGGTGTCGATGTTGCCCGTATGGGAAATGACCGTTCAGCACTCGCCAAAAGGCGCGGTAACGTAATGACTGAACCGATTAAATACTGGCGGGAAAAAGATGCAATTCAGTTAAGCGCACTTATTCGTGAAGAATACGATTGTGCTGCGGTGAAGCCAGTAGAAATCTGCATTGATGTTATTGGTGTTGGTGCGGGTGTCGTTGATATTTGCGCCAGCACGCATAACCTTCCTGTTCGCGGAGTGAATGTAGCCGAACGGCCTGCAATCCACAGCGATAAGTACGAACGTCTGCGTGATGAATTGTGGTTTCAGATGAAGGAATGGTTTGGCGGGTATCAATGCAGTTTACCTAAAGCCCAGTCTGAAGATGTA